TACTTAACACAAAATCTTTGGTTATGTAAGAATCTTCGGATTTAATATTTGAAAAATCAAACATAACCTAGATTTATGTTAATTAATAATTAATAATTTAATTTAATTTAATATTGTTTAGATTAGAACGGTAAATCATCAGTTACTTTAGGATTATTAGCATCCACAGTAGCTTTATTTACACGTTTTAAATCATACTCAATATTAGGATTATAAGTAAGTGCACTCATTTCAGGAGTAATAGTTATAGGCTCAGCAAAATTAGGAAGACCTAATACAGTCTTAACATATACTTTACCATCACGTTGAGATACATACTCTTCACCTGTAAATTTAATTCTTAGTTTCTTACCACTAAGAATTTTGTTAATATCTTGAATTGTTGTTGCAGAATTAACTACTGATTCATCAACAACTTTAGTCATTAAATGTTTTAATTTCCTCATAGTATATTGAGGAGCATTACCTTCCATAGACATATCAATATTAAGTTCTGCACCATTATCTAAACTAAATGGTACACGAATTACTGCTTTACCATTAGGAGTTGTTTCTGATGTGATACTACCTAATGTTACATTTTCATGTACACCTGGCTTAATACTTGGTTTAACACTTGAACCTGCTTGAACGTCATTGAAATTAAATGTAATATTGCTCATATTTTGTTATTTAAAAAGTTAAAAAATAAATTAAATCTTGTTTATATAAATTATTATATATCTATTAATCAATATAGATTTTATCCCAATAAGTTTCTAACTTATTGTTTTTCATAGTTGCTACTACAAGTTCTTGATTTCTCAAGTGTTCTGGTCTAGCACCACATGTAATTAAATCACTACTATTAAAATTAAGTACGGTGTTATCACCATCTCTATGTAAGAAACCAATAGCATCTGCAGTTGAACATAATAAACTTTTAAGTTTACCTGTTAAATCAATATCAGCAGCCATAACTTCTTTACCCTTGACTTCAATAGACTTATCTTTTAAATGTCCTAGGAATATTGTATTGTGTGATAAGGTCTTTATATAATCAACAACATCAAAGAATGCCTCTCTTAAATAAAGATAACCTGCACCGTTAGGTAGTTTAAGAACACTTTCACCATCAAAGTTCTTACCCATAGGAGTTTCCTTATACTTTTTTATAGCAAGCGGCATAACCATATCTTCTAAAGCTGTAACAGTATCTACAGCAATATACTTATAAGGTTTACCTGCTTTTTTTATTTCTTCACCATAAGTTTTAAGATCAGCTAGATCATTAATAGTTACTTTCATAGCATCTACATAATCACTACCTTTCTCAAAATCTAAAAGCAAACAATTATCTAATTGAGAAATTAGACTTGTTTTACCTGCTTTTGGTTTAGAATAAATTACCAATACTCCTGGAGATTTTCTACTAGGAGGAATCCTACTAGTTGGTAAAATAACTTTACTACTCTTTTCTACTTCTACACTCATCTAGTTATTTTAATTGTTTTTACTTTAATTTATTTAAATATTCTTGATATAAAGTATCGGTCATTTCATCTACTTTAGGTAATTCTATAAATGTACCAGCTCTAGCATTAAATAAAGTACCTATTGCAATATTGTCAACAGATAATCTATTCTTAATGATCTTTAACATTACAAAACTACTTCTAAAGTCATGAAGTTTATACTTTAGGCATTCTCTCATATCTAATTTCCAAGGATTCATTAGACCAATAACAACATCACTATCATCATATGGATTTCTAGTATTCTTAAAGTCACTTTGTTGTGGTGAAATATCAACACCTTTAAGTTTACTACGTTCCACACTAGATAATGAGTCATTAAACTGGCTAATGTTAAAGAAACTTATACCAAACTGGTTGGACAATTCTACGCAATATTCAGACCACTTATCAATATTTTCTTTTACAGAGAATCCTCTCTCTAAACTCATTAAAGATAAGTGATCTAGAACTACTACGCATTGCCAATTTGGATCATAAGCTTTAAAGCTTACAATCTTTTGTTTCTGATTACCTGTATGATCAATATAATTTTCATAAGTAAACTTACCTTGTTTCTTACAGTGTTCCCACAGTGTAAAGTACATTCCTGTAGGGTTTTCTGGTTTGAAATAAAAGTTTATCCTAGAAAACATTTGTTCCATAACAGGTATTTCCTTATTAACTATTTCTAGTTCAGATTGAGATAACCTATTTTGACCTAAACCTTTAATTGTTTCAGGAGGAATTATAATTCCATATTTGTTATAAATAATAGAGCTTAACCAATTACATTGCTTAGTAACTTTATCAATCTCATAAGAGTAATAAAACACATCTAGTTTTATACTTTTTTTATCAGCATCTTGAATAGCATTACTAATCATATAATCACACAAAGTAGTCTTACCAGTACCTGAACTACCACCGATAAGGGTTTTACACTTTCTTTGAACACCAAATATGTAATTATTTAATCTATTAAAACCGTTAGATAGACCTACATATTTACCTTCTAACCCCTCTTCTATCCTAAGCTTTAAATCACTCATTCTTTACTTTTATACTCCTTCTAAATCATTACTTATTTTATATGTATCTTGATTATCATTAATACCTTGGACATAGGCTTCACAATAACCAGATAACATGCTAGTTCCATCTTTAACTATAAAGTATGGAGCTAATTTCATCTTATCATAATTCCTTGCTTCACAATCTTTAATATAACTCTTTGTGGCTTCAAGAATTATATCTTTTGTAAATTGAGGATTATCATTAAGAAATTTAAACATTTTATTACTACAATCTTGTATACTACTCCTTACATAAAAACCACCTGATTTTATACCTTTGGGAAATAAATCATAATATTCTTCTATCCAAGCTACTTTATAAGGCACTAATTTTTCATTACTAGGAGCACTTTTAACAAATTCTTTAAAGATTAATTCTCCTTTAGAAGTTAATCTAAGATTGTTTGAATACAAATCTTCTAGTGATATTGAACGATTATTTTCTACAATTCTAGATATAAGTTGTTTATTTGTTAAATTAGTTAATATATAACTAGTATAAGGTTCTATATCATGATAATCACAAATAATATCAGTATCTTTAGTATGTAAAGAATATAATAATATGTACTCTTGAAAATCTATACCATTGTTAAGTAATTTTTTAATTAATAATTGTAATTGACTCATAATTAATCTATATCTAAATCAAATGGCATTGGTTGTTCATTAGTTGGTTCAGGTGAGATTAGAACATCTTCTAAATTATTTAAATTTATATTATTAGTATTATAAAGTTGAGTAACATAATCATAAATTGCAGTAGTTGTAGTACCATTAATTTGTGAAGCATTTATTGTTGCTATAGAAGGTGGATTATTTGGTTTCCATTTTGATTTAAAATAAACTTTTTCCCCACCTTTTATTGTTGGAGTACCAAGTACTAAATTATCTTTTTCTTTTATATTAAAGATACTTTTAAAACAATTTGTTTTATAAGAATTAAAATTATATCTAGCATCTTCAATAATACGATAAGTTAAAATTGATTCTTCAATTTCAAATAATTCTTCATTAATTTTAGCAAGCTTTTCATTATATCTTTCTATACTACTTGATATCTTATTTTTATCATTAATAAGTTTATGATAATTAGCATTGCTTTTTACTATACACTCTTTAATATCATTATAAGTATTTGATTTAGTATTATATTCTTGAAAAGCTTCTTTTATATTACTTATTAATTCATCTGTTTTGTAGCTATTTTGTTGAAAATAAACTACTGCAAAATCACAAGTTTTATCTAATTTTATATTATATTCTTCTTCTAAATGATCAGGAAAACTATTATCCATACTATTAAAATAATAGTCTATATTTGCTTTAGAATTAAATAAATCTTGTAATATATTTTTTGTTACAAGTTCAGTTTTTTGAAGATCTTCTTTAAAACTAGTATTTACATTAATATTTACTAATTTTAAAGGTACCATAACAATTTTAGATTTTATTAATGTTATAAAATTACTAATAAAATTATTATCTCTTAATTTATTGTCTAAGTAATATTCTATATTACTCATAACTTGAAAATCCTTTTGTGTTGAATTAATACTATTCCACACAGTACTATAAATAGTTTCTAAATTAATTTTGTTATTGTTTTCCATATTTTAATTATTATTCATACCAATTAGCATAATAGTCATTATCTCTTTGATATCTAGCATTTTTAGTTTTAAAATTTGTTATTACAGTAATATAATCATCTATATCTTCCATTTCTGACCATACAATATTATATTGAGATAATAAAATATTTTTAATTTGATTTTTTGTTATAACATCAACATAATAAATACTATAGTTTTTTTCTGTAATTATTGTATTTATAGTTTTTAATAATATACCTTGATTTACAAATATTTCAGAAGATTCTAAATTATACACACAATAAGAGCTAACACCTGATAATCTTAATTGAATATCTTCTATTGTATCATAATTATAATAATACGTATTACGTGCTACATGATCTATACTAGAAAATAAACCTAAATCATTATTAGGTTTATTACTAGTATCTGTATTAACATAATCAATAGTATAATCAAAAGAAGTATTTACAATACTTTTTATATTTTCAGTATTTTTTACCATAATTAATTTGATTAAGTTAAGTTATAACTATTTTCTAGTCTAGATTTAATTTTAGGTACTTCTTCTTTATAAAAGTTTTCATAAAACATAACTAGAGCTTTAGAATTAAACTTAGTTTTATAGAAATTATTTACA